AAAAACTTCACGAAGACATCAAAGTTGCTCGCGAGAACAATTTTGGTCGCCGTATTTTCGAAGCTTATGCTGCGGAATTTGGTAGTTCGTATCTGAATGAAAAAGCAGAAGTCAAACAACTTCATGCTGTGATTGCAGATAAGGACAGGAAGCTTGCTGAATCCATCAATACTGCGAAAAACGCAAGAGTTTTAGCAGAAAGCAAAGAACAAGAGATACGCATGATTCGCGAGTCAAATGAAAGAAATGATATCATGTCTGACTTACTGCGTCCACTAAACGCAGAAAAACGCGAAGTAATGCAAAATCTACTTGAAAGTGTTCAAACCAACAGGTTAAAGAATGCTTTTGAAAAGTATCTTCCAGCCGTACTTGAAGATCGCTCTGTAAAAGCCAAACCAGTGATTACAGAAAGCGTGGTAGAAGTAACTGGAGATAAAGTTGCCTCGACTCAGGAGCCAGATCGCAGTAACGTGATCGACCTCAAGCGACTGGCCGGGCTATAAACTATAAACAAGAAGGAGACTTAAATGTCACAAGAACTACTTGAAAGTCGTTGGGGCGAAACCAAAGACGCTTTAATGGAAGGCCTTAAAGGTAATCGTCGCAACACTATGGGTGTTATTTTAGAAAACACTCGAAAGTATTTGAAAGAAAATGCAACAGCTGGTTCCACAGCAGCTGGTAACATCGCTACATTAAACCGTGTGATTCTACCAGTTATTCGTCGTGTGATGCCAACAGTTATCGCTAACGAGCTCGTAGGTGTTCAGCCTATGACTGGTCCAGTTGGTCAGATTCATACTCTGCGTGTTCGTTACGCAAGTAACCTAACTGACAACAGCGCAGCAGCAACTTCTGTTGTAGCTGGCGAAGAAGCACTTAGCCCATTCAAAATTGCTACTGCTTACTCAACAGTTGCATCAAATGCAGCAACAGCTAGTAACTATACTGGTGCTCCTACAGCAACTCTTGAAGGCAACGGCGGTAAGAATATTTCCGTACAGATCTTGAAGCAAGCTGTTGAAGCCAAGACACGTAAGTTACAAGCTCGTTGGACATTTGAAGCTGCACAAGATGCACAAGCAATGCACGGTATTGACGTTGAAGCAGAAATCATGGCCGCACTGGCTCAAGAAATCACTGCTGAAATTGATCAAGAGATCCTGCTGAGCCTGCGTACTCTTGCAGCAACTGAGTTTACATACAACCAAGCTACTGTATCTGGTACTGCTACATTCGTTGGTGACGAACACGCTGCTTTAGCTGTTCTGATCAACCGTGTTGCTAACCTGATCGCTCAGCGTACACGTCGTGGCGCTGGTAACTGGGCAGTTGTAAGTTCAGCATCATTGACTGTTCTGCAATCAGCAACAACTTCAGCATTTGCACGTACAACTGAAGGTACCTTTGAAGCACCTACAAACACCAAGTTTGTTGGTACTCTAAACGGTTCAATGCGTGTGTTTGTTGATAGCTATGCTAGCGACAGCACTCCAGTTCTAGTTGGTTATAAGGGTTCAAGCGAGGCTGATGCAGCCGCGTTCTACTGCCCATATATCCCATTAATGAGTTCTGGTGTTGTTCTGGATCCAAGCACATTCGAACCAGTCGTATCGTTCATGACACGTTACGGCTACATCGAACTTACTAACACAGCCAGCAGCTTTGGTAACGCAGCTGACTATCTGGGTGAGATCGCTGTTTCGAACCTTAGCTTCAGCTAATCATTCCTCGGGATGGGAAGACGCAAAAGGGCCTAAGCGGCCCTTTTGTTTTTGTCTAGCAGTTCATTAAAAGTTTTCACAGTGTTTAGATTGCCGGTACCACACAGATCAACACCAGGTAACTGTAGTTGTTGCCACTCAATGTCATCAACTTGAGAAACAATTCTTAGTTCGTATTCATGACCGTCGCTGCCAAAAAAACCAGCGATCTCAATCCCTACCATGCTAGTGGATGCTGTTTTCAGTAGATCACCTAGTCGTCGTAACGCAAGTGGATCACCTACTATATAGGCGTGACCATTTGGTTTGTTGTGCGGGTATAAGTGTAGTCTTGAATATACTTTCATTTTACAGCAGCAATCTCACTGAGTTTTAATTTACGAACTTTGTTTACTGTAACATATTCTGTGTTGTTTTTGTAACCAAGTTTGCCTTTTCCCCAGAGAATTGGATGTTCGTGTAAACTCAATGCATGAGGAACAACCACATCAAGGTAGCGTCCATTGCCAGTGCCCAAGGTAACAAAGGTTATGTACTCTTTGGGTTTTGATTTAAACACACGATAATTGGCTACTAGACCACAGAATTCTATTTCGCCAGGATGTCTTATTTCTTGACAAACTGGTATAAACTTTGGAGAGTGCCATTTGCCATTGACAGCCAGGTCCTCAACTTCGTTGCCTTCAATCAATGCAGGCACAGCACCTGCTAATTTGGCTTCCTGCCAATATACCCAACGAGCATAACTGCCTTGGCAGTGTTTTAGCGCAGCCTTCCAAAAGTTTACAGGATTGTGTGCCTTTTGATATGCCAATGCCCAGATCAGTCTACCTAGGTTAATTGCATGAGCTCTACACAAACCAAAATGACTGAGTTCTCGCAGTGCCAACAATACATCATCCTTTCTAGGATGAGTGCCTATCTTTTGCATGAACTCAAACATTTTTTCTTCGTTCTTTTTAGCAAAAGCTCGACGCCACATGTCAGCTTCGTATTGGTCGCAGCCTAGTATCTCGCCAATCAGTTCAATGGCGTCATCTTCAAACACTATGGTATCCTGAAAACCATCTTTGCTCCAGTCTTGAAAAAAACTGGCACGTCTGCGTCCTTGAGTGGCCACTGGCCTAACCAGTGCAGTAGCCAACACACAATCGGCACGACTACGAGGTTGTATTGCTCTAAACAAACGACGCATTGCAGGAGATTCTGCCTGTGTTACGCCCAGTACATTGCCTTGACGTAAAAGCTCAGCAGTTGCTTCGTCTTGTTCAGGATAATCAAGCAAATCTCGTTGTTCTATTTCCCATAGTTGACTCAATCCGCGATTGGCCAAAACATCAATCTTGAAATGTTCTAGGTCTTCGATTTCGTACTTGTCTAACAAGATTTGATTTTCGCCATTGATCAAGCTTTTGGGCACCGCACGATCAAATATCAATATGCCACCGCAGTGTTTGCTGATACAACGTTTCTTGCCCAGTAGTTTGTTGGTTAACCTTTCAGCATCTTCAACATAGTCAGGCACGACGTCTGAAAAATCAAAGTTACGTTTTAACTTTCCTTTGGCTCCTAATCTCTTGGCTGCTTCTCTGCGAGCTGATTTTTCTTTATAGGTAACATAGTTGCTGACCCTTGCACTTTGTCCAGGCCATTTACGAAAAATCCTGTTCATTACTTCTTGTTGCTGCCAATGGGGAAAGTCAAGATCAATGTCAGGAAGATCATCCCGACGGGGGTTCATGAATCGGCTCAGCGGTATGTTTTCAACAATGGGATCAACATCACTGATGCCCATCATCCAACATATCAAGCTTGACCCTGCTGAGCCACGTGTGATGTGTGGTATGTCTCTTGTTAGATCCAGTATTTCTCTAACACGTAAAAAGTGCTTGGCAAAGTTTAGTTTAGCTATTAGTTCAAGTTCTTCTTCTAGTCTGTGTGCGTATTTTGTGTCTTCTGGTAGTTGCCTGGTAAACTTTGATATTAGGATTTCTAGTTCATCAAATCTGCTGTTCATGTGCCTATAAAAGTATTTGGGAAGATATTTACCAAACTATGATTTGCTCAAATTTTAAAATATGTTAAGAATTTTGACATTTCTTGAATTACTTCTTGCCAATTTCCATGGCTTGGTTGCCTGAACAGTCTAGCACTGGGGTACCAAGGACTGTCGTTGCGATGCAATAACCATCTCCAATCTTGAGCAAACTTGTTCAAGGGCACCCAAAGTGGTTTGCCTAGAGAACCAGCCATGTGTGCAACAGCAGTGTCAACACTGATCACAAGATCCAAGTGACACATTAAGCCTGCGGTGTTTAACCAATCTTGAATATGATTGTGTGGAATCTTAACACCTTGACTTCGTACAGAGTTGAGTTCATCGTCGCTGGCGTCAAGTTGTAAACAAAAGTATTCATGATTGGGATTTTGGCGCACTAGATTCAGCATGGTTTCCACAGGCATGGATTTGTATCTGTTGAGCCAACTGTCTCTTCTACCACTCCAACAAAGCCCAATACGCATGTGTTTTTTTGGACCAAGTATGTCTAACCAACGATCAAACTCGGGTTTCATTGGATCAAGATACTGTAGATCATGGCGCATGTTTTCTAAAGTTACTCCAAGCACACCAGGTAAACTCATTATTGGTGTCCAATAATCATAGTCTCCCATGTCATCAAGGCTATCTGACACAGTGTCTAATACAAAACTGGGTTTGTACAACCTCACCAGTCCTGGTAACACCTGTAGTTTTATTTTGCATCCTCTAAGATACAGGTCGTGCAAAAACCTACTCATCATGATAATGTCGCCAAATCCCTGTTCTTGTAAAACCAATATGGTTTTATCCTTGAGATCCTGGCCTGTCCATCTGGGTTTAGACAGATTAGGCAACGTGCCGTCAAGATGCTCGTATCTCCAGCGCCATTCATATTTTTCCCAACCTTGTTTGTAGTTGCCGGCCAGCAGATGAGTTATGGCTAGATTAAAATGCGCTGTGACAAAATCTGGATCAATTGCTGTGGCATGTTCCAAAAAAGGTACGGCTCTTGTGGGTTCACCTATTTCACGAAGCACGTTACCATAATTGTTCCAGGCATGTTTGTTTGTATGATCTAATAAAAAAGATTCAGCATAACAACGCAAAGCTTCGTGATAATAATCTTGATCACGATGTTGATTTCCTTGTACCACTAATTGATGTGTATCCATGTTGATATTTACGGGTAATTTAAAGTACTATAACATAAATAACATATGAACGCAATGGTGCGTCTTATGCGGGACACCACCCGCGTAGTGGCTAGAACCCACATTGGACTTCTTTAAGGAGAAAACAAAATGGGACGTCCTCTCAAAATTCAAAAATATTCAACCAATTCGGGCATTAATTCACCTGGTGCAGCAGTAGGTATAGACATTGGTTTTCCAAACTTTGGTTCGTTAACTGATCCAGAATTCAATGTCAATCCTACCACACTCAGCAATGCAGATTACCTAGGTGTAGTTGGTGGTCTTAGAACCACTGCAACGTCAGCAACCAACCCTATTGTCAAATGTATTGTTAATATTACCAACAGTGTCACAGGGGTAGATGATGGTATTATTTTGCGTCAAAAAGGGGCACACAAGTTTTTAGTGGCCACCAATACCGCTATTGATCCTGCCACTGCTGTGGTAGGAGTAAGCGTTCGCATTGCAGCGTTAGGCGACACCAACTGGTTGTCCATGGGTGCGCCAGTTGGTGCTGCAGTTGGAACAATTTTCCAAGTTAGCGCCGCGGCTGGCGCAGGTACTACTGGTACCTGTCAAGAAGTTGGTGTATGTGTTCTAGACAATGATGCTACTCCAGCAGCCGGATTCATGGCAATTGGATTCAGCGTAGGTGATTCTTCAATTACCTATATCAGTAAGTTAACCAACAAGTGGTTGCTTGACTGGACTGGCGGCAGTAACTATAGCTACAGCAGTATCACCGGTGATACTAGATACGTAACCAACTTCTTCACTGACGAAGGTACAGTTATCAAGTCTGGTACAGCACAGCAGACAGTTATTCCTGGGCAAGTTGAAAAGTGGACTAGTTAATATTTTAAATATTAACCAAATCCTCCCTGGAATACATACAGGGAGGATTTTTTATGACTACTGCTATTGTATTAGGTAATGGGCTAAGCCGTCGAGGTATAGGGGTGCAAATGTTGTCTCAATTTGCACCAATATATGGTTGCAATTTATTGTACAAAGAATTTACCCCAACTGCACTTGTGGCCACAGACAGGCCCATTGCAACTGAAATTCAAGAATCAGGTTACAGTGGCAGAGCGCGATTTCATACAAGAAATCCAATTGAAGGATTTGGTGCTCAGCGAGTACCAAAAAAATACCATGGCAATAGTTCTGGACCTATAGCGGTTGCGCTGGCTGCTCTGGACGGAGCCAATCTGATCTATATGCTTGGTTTTGACATGGGCCCAAGCCCAACAGGCAAATTCAACAATGTATACGCCAATGAACAGCACTACAAAAAACACACAGATCAGCCAACCTATACAGGAAACTGGATCAAGCAAATAGTTACTATCACCAAAGATTTTCCACTCACAAGATTTGTTAGAATCATGGGAGAAACCACTGCAAATATCACAGAATTTGAAGGTTTAGCCAACTTTGAAAGTCTGCCCCTTGCACAGTTCCTAGAACACATAAATAATAAAAAGGACATCTAAATGAGTGCAGGCAAAACAGTCACCGGTAATTATTCGCTTTCTGCTACAAGTAACGTCTCTGTTACCTCACAAACGTTTAAAATAAATGGTAATCTTGAATTAACTGGTAGTGCATCTTTAGCTTCTGCAAATCTAAATGTGCAGAATATCACTGCCGCAGGCAATGTGGTTGGAGCCACTGTTTCATCCACTGGCAATGTCACAGGCGCTTTGTTTATTGGTGACGGATCTGGTCTTACAGGTATTGCCGCTGGTAACGCATTAGGCAACATCATTAGTTTTGGTACTTCACAAGTTGCCATTCCACAATTATCAGGCAATGTTTTTGTAAACGTAGCTGGTGTAAGCAACATCGCTGTGTTCAGCGGGGGTGGAGCCAATGTAGCAGGTTTTGTTAACGCCACAGGTAATTTATCTGGAGCGAATGTGGTTGGAGGTGCATACTACTGGGCAAATGGACAACCACTTACTGGATCAGTAAAATACAACGCACAATCAATTCCACCAGGTGGACCCAGTCCTGGTGACTTTTGGTTTAACACCAGCAATGGTATCACCTATCAATACAACAATGATGGAGATACTAATCAGTGGATTGATGTAAGCGGTATTGGCACACCAGGCACTGAAATTTCAGCAGTTGCTAACTCTGTGGTTCAAAGAGATACAAATGCCAGCACAACAGCCAACATCATGTATGGGGCTCAGGTTATCACCACTGGTAATATCACCACAAGCGCAGGATACTTTATTGGTAATGGTTCCTTCTTAACAGGTGTTGCCACCAGCGTTGACAGTATTTTCAACGGCCCAACATCAATGGCTATACCAAGTTCTGGTGGAAATATACTAGCCAACGTAAATGGTGTGCCAATTTTAGGCATTACCAGTGATGGAATAATTAACAATCTTGGCAATGGCATAGGAAACATAGGCAATAGCTTTAGTTACTTTAACACTGTGTTTGCTAAGTCTACATCAGCTCAGTACGCAGACTTGGCTGAAATATATTCAGCAGAACAAAATTATGACCCAGGCACTGTTCTAGTATTTGGTGGATCTCATGAAGTAACCACAACCAATGTTGATCATAATCCCAAAGCCGCTGGTGTTGTAAGTACCAATCCAGCGCATTTAATGAACAGCACTAATCAAGGTGTGGCTGTTGCACTTACTGGTAGAGTTCCTTGTTATGTGCAAGGTCCTATAAGCAAAGGAGACTTATTGGTTACTAGTAATAAACCTGGTATAGCCCAGGCTTGTGTTGCTGCATCATGGGTACCAGGTTGCACACTTGGAAAATCTTTAGAAGATATTACGGACGATTCAATTAAACTAATTGAAGTCGCTGTTGGGAGGTATTAATGGCATTTTTTCCAGCCAGTCCTACAAATGGACAGCAGGCAAATGTAGGAAATATTGTTTATCAATGGAATGCAACATCAAACGTATGGAACAGAGTTGGTACAACTGTTGTTCAGTTAGTTGATGGAGCATTAGTAACTATCACAGGTAACTTGTTGGTTACTGGTGCAGGTGCAAGTCAATTCACTGGCAATCTAATATCCTTATCAAACATAGTTTCGTCATCCAGTGTTGTGGCAGTGAGCGGTGTGTACAGTGGCAATGTCAACAGCGGCAATGTAAATGCAACTGGTAATATTTTAGCCACCGGCAATCTTGTTTCACCTAACCTTTACACCACACGAATTTATGGCAATGGGCCATGGTCAACCACAGGCACAGTGACTTCGTCCTCTTTTTTGGGCGCGACAGTGAGTGTCACTGGTAATATAACAACCGATACTAATCTAAATGTCAATAACAGTATTGCTGTTGGAGGAATAGCCAATGTGTCAGGTGCAGTCAACGCAGGTTCTTTCACAGCGGTTGGTGCTATCACAGGTGCAAGCCTAAGTGTCAGCGGTGGCATAACCGGTGGAAATATTTCTGGCGGTAATTTAATTGTGTCAAGTAATGTCAGTGCCAGTGGTAATGTAGCAGGCACATACATTTTAGGTAATGGTGCATTGCTAACGGGTGTGGTCACCGGCGGCGGCGGCGCAGGCAACAGAGCCAATGCCACTGTGTTTACAGGTTCTTTGGCAAATGCCGCTACATTTACAGGTAACATATCTTTGGCAAAAGGCTACGCGGTGTACAAGGTCACAACCACTGACGCGGCCTGGGTAAGATTATATGCCAATGCAGCTACACAAACAGCAGATTCAACAAGACTGATCACAAATGATCCACAGCCTGGTGCTGGCGTAATGGTTGAAACCATCAGCACAGGTGCAAACATAGTTTTGGTTAGTCCAGGTACAATTGGTTGGAATGATAATCCTGCCAGTAATATTATACCAATCAGCGTGACAAACTTGGCTAACGCATCTGCAAACATAGGTGTTACAATAACTTATCTAGGGTTAGAAATCTAATGATTTACAGTAACATTGCAGAAAAAATACTTAGAGAACTTGGCCCAAATCCAAGCGTGGAAGCTTTGTACGAATACACAAAACAAAATGTTTATTTTACAGATCTTCCAGTGCCAGAATTGCAATCTTCGTCCTTGGGTGCTTTGGATTACGTGGTTACTCTGCACAGCTATGAAGATCAAGAAAATTTTTACGATGAAATGGAGTCCAACGGATCCCGTGGGTTTGCTCCAACAAGAATAGTTGCATGTTCTGACAGAATGCCAACTTGCAGAAGCACTCAATATCAACTCAGTGTAGAAGAAGCAACAAAACTTCAAACCGATCCAAGAGTGTTGGCAGTTGAGCTAGCTCCGCATTTAACAGGTGTTAAGCCAGTTCCGCTTGGATATGAGTTTTCCGATGGTTGGGATAAAAGTGATACCAATGCAGCCAACATGAAAAATTGGGGATTACTGCGTTGCACCAACGGTCAACAAATTTCAAATTGGGGATGGCCTGGTGGTACAGCAAATCAAACTGCGGGTATAACCACCACTGCATCTGGGCTTAATGTTGACTGTGTGGTATTTGATGGAAACATTCTACCTGACCATCCAGAATATGCAGTAAATCCTGATGGCACCGGTGGCAGTAGAGTTGTGCAATTTAATTGGTGGGGTTTGAATCCGCAGGTCACAGGACAACCGGCAGGCACATATAACTACAGTGCAGGCTCAGCAGGCAACAATGGGCATGGCATGCACGTTGCTGGAATCATGGCGGGCAATACCTGCGGTTGGGCACAAAATGCCAACATCTATAACATTAGTCCATACAGCGAACAAACCAATGGCACCAGCACACCAAGTTTGACTCAGTTAGTTAACTATATTCGTTATTGGCATAATAATATAAAAACAGTGAATCCACGAACTGGTAGGAAAAATCCCACAGTGGTAAACATGAGTTTTGGACTAATTGCCAATACCTTTCCTAGAAATCCCAGCAATGGATCAATACAGAGTAATCAACTGTTTTATAATCCAACAAACACCACACAGAATTATCCAGCAACAGCACCGGCAGGACAAACTTCGTTGCAAGCTGCGTACAATGGAAATTGGATTCCACAACAATGGTACAATGCAGGTGTACAATTGTATAAAGATTACATAGACATATATGGTGTTATTTTGTTTTTCTATACCAATCAAGATGCAGCAGCGGAAGCAGCAATACTTGATGGGGCTAAAGAAGGAATCATATGGTGTGCAGCAGCTGGGAATCAATACAATGAAGCCGGCATGGTCAACAACAGCGATAGATACAATAATTATTTGAATTTAATATTCGCAACCATTGGCACATTTGCTTTATATACGCCAAAGTATCACAATAGATTACCAGCACCAGCGCATGCAAATAGAGGAATATTTGGCGCTGCTAATTATGAAAGCATCGCGGTGGTTGGTAACATTGGGTCTTTACCAGTAGAACAGTTAGATGATACCAGCAGTGCAGGCAGTGCTGTAAATGTTTTTGCGCCAGGGTCTAACATCATGAGCTCATACAATGCAGCAGGTGTAGCAGATCCTAGAAATCCAGCCTATTTCCTAGCCAAGCTTGGTGGAACCAGTATGGCCAGTCCACAAGTGTCAGGATATTTCGCCACTGTGGCAGAAAACTATCCAAATCTAACACAAAACCAAGCATTACAATATCTAGCTGCTTATCAACAAACTGGGGCAATTACAGACAACAGTATACCACTGCCGCCAGGACCGGTTAGTTATAGAGGACTTCGTGAGGCAGGCAACAATTATCTAAGATACGTACCAACTAGACCCATAACTGGCAATGCTTGGCCCCCACAAAAAATGTGGTTGCGTCCAACTTCAGGATCAACATACCCTCGTACTAATCAGCAATACCGTCCGGTGCAATAAACTTTTCCGATAAATATATCGGGAAACTCAAAATAATGTCACAACTC